GTTGTTTCTTGGTCAGCGGTCTTACTACGGGTTCAACTGTCTGCTCAGGTGTCGGTGTGATCTCTGCGTTTCTGATCTGATGCGCAACATAATCCTCATAACTCATGTCATAGGATTCGCCTTTATATTTAGGCTTGTATGCCTTAGATGCCTTGAGCGTATTACTCGGGATCTTTTCGTTTACTTCTGTTGCGGAAGGAGTCAGTTCAGAAGGCAGATATTCGGGAGCAACACCTTCTGTATCTGTGAGCGGTTCTGCCTGTGGTGTAACAGGAGGTACAGGCAATTCAGCATTCTCATCGAACTGCTGTGCATAAAGCTGATCAAACGGAATGCCCTGTGTTCCGAGTGTATAATCCGATGATTGTCCGAACTGCGGAGCAAAAGAGTTTCTGCGCTCGTCCACCTCTGTTTCATTGATGGCCTTGGCAACTTCTTCAGCTACCCGTTTCTGCTCTTCTGTCTGTGCCGGTTCGGGAACTTCTGCCGTGGTCTGCTGATTTGCAATGATGTTTGCCGGCACACCCATAGCAAGAGATGTCGCTGCTCCAAGCAGACCGGACTGAGCAATGTCTCTGCCGTACTGTGATGCATTTCCAAATGTATTGTTATAGGCAGCCTGTGCGAAATCCAGTCCTCTTCTGCCATGAATGTCCGTTGTGTTTGATCTCTGAACATTTGGATCAGCCAGTGTATCAATGACAGGTTCAAATGTGCTGGAGAACATTTCTTCAAGTGCTTCACCACCCGCCTGTCCAAGCAGATTGTTCGGGTTTGTGAAGGCGAATGTTTCAAGACCAGGAATAAGACCTGTTATGGATTCAGATCCCACTTCAAGTCCAGCCTTCAGCGCACCTGTAGTAAGTCCTCTGACTGCATCATTCCTTGTCAGTCTGCCATCAGATGCCAAGCGGTTGAGTGCTTCAGATCCTTCATTGCCGAAGACGGATGCACCCATGACACCAAGACCGGCACCGCCACCTGTGAGAGCATTGGCTGCGATTGTAGGAATCATATTACCTACAGACTGAGCCACCTGTCCCATCATGTTATTGGCAACCAGGTTATTCTCATTCACGTTCCGAAGAGCCTGATCAACACCGAGATCCGCATCCCACTGTCTGACCGTCTTCTCAAAATCTCTGTTGCCTGTCGCACCGGCAATACCTCTTGCCAAAGTAGTTCCGGTTTTCAGCAGACCGCCCACACCGGAAGTAAGACCGCCGAGTGTAGACAGTCCAAGATCCGACCATGCCTTCAGATCGGGATGCTGTTCAAGGGCTTCCTTTGTCAGATCAACCTGTGCCTGTGCAGCTTCAGCCTGTTTCTGTCTGCGCTGAGTATCATGCTTTACCAGTTTGCGGTTGGCATCATAGTATCTGCGCATGGCTTTTTCAGACCCACCATTAAGGGCTTTGATCGGATTCTTGAACAGTTCCTCAAGACCGGCATTTGCCTGCCTGTAGTCATACTGCTTTTCGGGATTGTAAGACCGTGCCTTCTTCTGCGCTTCGGCATATTTCTGCGCCTTGTCAGCTGATTCTTTGTCACGCTTATTAGCAGTCTGTCTTGTTGCCTTCTGTGTCTTCGGCATACTCATCTGCTGTTTAGCTTTCTGTGTAGACTTCTGATTCTGAGTCTGCTGAGTAGCTTGCCAATAGGATGCTTCGGATTTCTGTGTATTGGTGTTTCTGTTTTTCGCACCATCGTTGGAGCTTGTTGTTTTGACCACTGGTCTGGAAACAGTTTTGGAAGAATCAGCCGTCTGTTTTTGCGCACTGTTCTTCTTGTAAATGTTTTTGATCATGTCAAATACGGACATAGCTGATTCCTCCTAACCATTATCTCTGTCTCTGTGGCTTCTTTTTGTTCAGACCTTTTCCCCGTCTTTCGACTGTGCCTGTCTTACCGGAATCATTTCTCTTTCTTGATCTTCCGATGAAACGGGAAAGGTGCTTTATATCGTCATATCTGCTCATACGTTGTATCCCATCGCTCTCAAATATCTGAGGTATGCATTGTCAGAAACATTCTGCTGAGGAGTATTGGTAACTCCCGCTCCTGTGTTTGCGCCGAGTGCCTGTAAAGCCTGCTGGTAATATGCAGATCCTTCCGGTGTATATCCGCTGTACTGTGCATTGATGAGGTTCTGCAAAGCGGAAGTGTAGTCGGCAAGACCGTTCTGCATGTTCTGTGCCTTCTGCTGTTCTACGTTCGCAAGCATCTCATTGATAGCATTCTGAACATTCGCACGTTCCTGTGCTTCCTGTAAATTGATGGTGTTCAGATTGTTGTTATAGTTATTATTCATAACCATGTTTTCCTGTCTGCTTGCGCCGGAATCAAGTGCGCCTCTGTTGGCGAGTGCTTCACGCTGATTGTACTGCGCTCTGTAGCGGTTGACTTCAGCCTGGTTACGGAGGTTCTGATAGTCCTGCCCGATAGCATTAAGCGATGTAGCATATTTGTTCCGCATCGCTTCAGCCTGCTTGTCGAGAGCAGCGTTAGCTGCGTTGATCGCATCGAGCCGAGCCTGTTTCTGTGCCTGTAATGCTGCGGCAAGGGCAGCTAGGTTGTCCTGACCTGTTGCTCCCGCAGTGCCTCCACCACCGGAGGAATAGGAACTATATCTGCCGTAAGATCTGTTTCCTCCACCGCCATAATTGTTTGTATCTGTGTCGGGTGTTGGGTCATCAATTCCCGCATCAGCCTTTTTCCTGTATAAAGGGGAAGTAGGGTTGAGAACAGGAACGGTTGAGCCTGAAGGTGATGTGTGGGCAGCTCTGGTCAGCTTTGTGTTTCCATTTCCAGTGCTTCTTGTTCTTTTCAGATACTCCTGTCCTCTGCCATTTGAAGATCCACCATCATTTACCGCTGAACTTCTTGTGTTATAAGGCATGTTTTTCTCCTTTCTATGCGGTTCTCTTCCACATGTTTACTGCGATGTACGGAGGCATATTGTTGTGCGCCACACCGCCACCAGTTGCTCCAGATTCCGGTTTGTACCAGTCAGCACCGCCATATTCACCCCACGCAGATGTCTCTGCACGAATACCGGAGATACCTGTTCCGGATGGTGTTGTTCCACTGACTGTAAAGCGGGCATTAGCGTAGATGCTGTGGCTGTGGCTAGGGATTTCATTCACCGTGAGCCTATGTGTCGCTTCACCGCCGGTGCTTCCGAGATTGTATGAACCGCCCGCTCCGATGAGGAACTGGTCTTTCATCTGTACCCACGTTCCACCAAACAAAGTAGCTGGATTTGTAGCATTAACGCTCATGTAGATTGAACCGACAGGATATACCAGGTTCAGCAAATCAGATGCATTCAGCTTGCCACCTACAACATCAGCCACAGACTGTGTATCTGAATCATCATCTGCCCACTTCAGCTGAGAAGCGGGGATTGCTCTTTTTGTCTTAAAGTTTTTCAGCCATGCCATAGTTATACCTTTGTCTTTTTCGCCATGATTTCGTCATGGATTTTTGTTCCCGTATTATTAAAACCAAGATTGTGATACGGCTTATACAATGAACTCATTTCGTCCTGTATCTGCACCGGTACTTCATCTTGGTCACGGTATTTTTCATAGATTTCAAACATGGCATTTCTCAGTAAAGCACCGAGTGCCTCATTGATTGCCTTGTTCTCAGTCTTTGCTTTCTTGAGCTGACCGGCAACGTAGCCCAAGAGTAACGAAACAATCCCCCCGTAAATCGGGGAGAGCAGTGTCCAGATTTCCATTTACATTTCCTCTTTGAAGAAGACTGCATTGATGCCTTCATTCAAGCCTGTGGCTGCGAAGCCCGATGCAAGCCCCTCAAGGAACAGAGGGAATGTAATCTGACCGTTGATCCACAGAATGAAAACGATGCCGAGAATGCCCGCAAAAAGAGGAATATAGTCAGCCAGTTTGAACTTATCGAAAACCGGCTTCTTGATGATCTGAATGACAAGCCATACAGCAGCCATCACCGTTACTGTTACGTATTCCTGAATATCCATTATCTTCCCTCCTGGACTTCTTCGACACATCTGCACTTCACCCAATATTTGAAGCCTTCAAATCTGCACCTGTCTGCATAAGGATCAACCTCAGCAATGGTATACGTTCCAGGGAATGCGCATCCGCTTCCCTTATGCAGAATCTGGTCCTTTTTGCCATCACGGCTATCAACCTCATCCACATCAGCACACGGAATCCAGCCACCAACCCATGAGTTGTACATGAGCCAGACACCATCTTCTTTTTTCAGCTGTTCAACAAGGAAGCCGTAGGACTTAACCTTCGACCCTTTGGTCAGAATCTGATCAGGTTTCTTCGCCGGAGTCGGTGTTGGATCAGGCTTAACGCCAAGATAATAATTGATCTTGGCTGTGATTGTGCCGTTACGGATCAGATTTTCAAGATACGGACCAGGGCAACTGGTCGATGCCCAATCCTTATGCATATTGATACCGGCTCCACGGTAAGAATATGTTGTCGGGATGCCGTATCTCTTAGACCACTCTGCATGGATCTGCGCAGCAAGGTCAAGAACCTTATTGGAAATATGCCAGTCACCACCAATCTGATCATTGGCGAGTTCAAATGTGAGAGCGGTCTGATCGGCTGCATATGATCCAGTTGTCCACGGTCTCATCTCTTCCGGTACCCATGCGTACACAGTGCCATCCGTGTGAATGGAGATGGTCGGACTCATCTGACGAGTGCTCAACATAATCGCCATGAACTGCTTAACAGTCAGGTTACCAGCCATATGGTGCCAGACTACTCTGTTAGGCTTCTTACCCCAACGGCTGGACCATTTCTTATGAGCGAAATAATAGAAATCTGCCTTATCGCTAATGGTGTATCCAGCGCGTTTCATTCTGGTTGCCGGCTCAATATCTTCAACCGGTAGGTCCTTAGGAGTGTCGTTACCCATCAGATCGATGTAGTACGTAAGTGTTTCTTCAGGAATTGTCGTAAGGACTTCCTGCACTTCCTCATCGGACATCAGATCGTCCCTGGTGATCATCACTGCTTTGATAGTTGGAGTGAGTTCAATGTAATCAGCCATAATTTTCAGCCCCTTTCATTAGAAAAGGGAGACCGTTCAGATCTCCCTGTTGTTACCGTCTGATCTCTTCCAGAACTTCTTTCAGTTCATCGTCAGACAATGGTTTTTGATTTTGATTATTCATACTTTTCTCAGCTTTGGCGGTCTGCCATGCTTGAAATACTGTGTGTGCCGATCTCGCAAGTCAGATAAGAAGATTGACCACAGCTTGCGCTTAAACCCTTTCGTTTCTTTGATCTTTTCTTTGCTCAGCTTTTCGAAGTCCATGATTCACCTCGTCTGATAAAACCGTTGCCTTTCTCATGCCTCCGCAAAGGTCGAGCTTTCACCGTCACTCCTCAAAGTTCGGCGGGCTTGGTCTCTGATTTAAAGTTCCCTTTAATCAATAACAGGATAATCAAGATTCGGCAGTGTAAGCTGAATACCTCTGCCCAAACTGGCGATGTCTGCAAGAATTGACGCTAAGGCGGCATCTCCACCATCAGCGGTAGTATCGTTATCACACCAAATGCAGATGCACGCTCCGTCTTGATCGCTTGCTAAGTTTCCGCTGATGAAGGATTTAAGGATATTTGCATTTTCAACCGCAGAGTTTGATGTTCGGTTGTTGCTAGTCGGTACAATGAAATACCATGTTTTGTTTGTGTTGATAAGTCTGAAACCATTCTTTCTCAGCACTTCGGCAGACTGAATGTTTGTGTCACCTTCAGTTGTGGCACTGCACCAACTGTACACCTCTATGTTCCGATTGAAGTAATTTGCGTAGTCCGCTCCATACAAAACACCATCGTTGAATACTCTTGGGATCATGCCGTTTTTTGCGACTACTTCTGAAGCCTTATTGATAAACTGGATGAAATATGGAATATCCTCACTTGGGACGTTTTTCCAATAGCCGGAGGCATTATTGGCTGTGACAATTTCATCCGCTCCGATATTCCAATACTTACATCCTCTTGAGGAGAAATAGTTCGCAAACTTTTCAATCATAGCTAAAGCAAAACTCACAGCAGTCTGATTCTTGCAATCAAGAGTCCATGCTTTTCCGTTGTATCTGAAATCAGAATAATTAGCCAGTATGTTAGACATATGTCCGGGCATGTCGAGTGATGGAACAATGTCGATAGACTTGCCCTTTGCATACACGATGATTTCATCCATTTCATCCTGTGTTAAGTAACCACCACTGGTAGTTGTTAATATAGAAGAAATGTCATAGGATGTTCCGTCTTCTGTAACGATATTCATATCATCCAATGCAAATCGGAATCCTTGATTATCGGAAAAGTGAAGCTGTAACTGATTCATTCCGTTTGTCTGCATGGCATCAATCATAGACTTGATGTTTGCTACCGAGAAAAACTTTCTGCCACAGTCAAGATGCAGAACCCAGTAAGGTCTTTTTTGAACCGCTCGATAAACCGCACCGATAGCACTTTCTGTGCTTTTTACAGAAGCAAGTTCAACTTCCTTGAGGTTGTATACATTGCCGTCAGCATCATAAATATATCCGCTCATAATTCACCTCTCATGCTGAATACGAAAGACTGCCGATCTGATAATCTTCCGTTCCGTACAATATAGCGGTTGCAACGAAAGTGTTGCGTACATTCATACCGATATAAACGGTTGTTGTGGCTGGTTCAATGTTGCCCGAATTGTGATCACCTTTTCCTGCGCTGATGAAGTTCTGTGACGCATCCAGTGAAACAAATGAACTACAGTTAACAACTTTCGCCCAACATGCTCCTACATCAAGAAGAACGTGAGAATAATAGTTGTCTGCTGAAATCGTACCGTCTTCCATTCCGTAATAGCCACCACGAACAATATCATCGCTGTTGATACTGTTCTTTGCTACTGCTATGGTGATACCTGTCATACCTGCAAATTTACCGCCCAGTTTCATGTATTTCGCGTTTGCAGGAACTTCATATGACATTGACGTAAGCGTTGTGTATTTACACTCAATGAATGTATTTGATGCATCATAGAACGCAAATCTATATGCATCTGTTGACGCTGTCGCACCGATAAACTTAATCAAAATCACCTGTCCGGCATATGCTGAAATATCAATATCATCTGTTACAAATTCAGTTCCGCTATTTCCGATTGTGCCGTCATTTGTTTTCAGATATTTGCCTGTTGTAACAACCGTATTCTGAAGAATATTACCGATTTCTGTGGCTGTCGCTGTAATAACAATATTGCCTGTTACGTTTGAAATCGAGATAGTCCCGTTTGAGTAAGCCGATGCGGTAATATCATTACCACCCATCAATACTGTTACTGAACCCATTCGATACCCTGTCAGAGGAGCAATTTCTCCAACATAATTCGATCCATCGTTTACAGATGTTGCCGAGTTACTGTTTGTGCATCCAGTCAAGTTGTTGGAAACTGTATACACAACAATCCGCTCTGATACTGTTGTTTGACAAGTTGCCGTATAACCGCCATCATTTGTTGTTGCTGTAATTGTAGCTACTCCTTCGCTGACGGCTGTGACATTTCCGCTGTTATCTACTGTCGCCACGTTTGAATTGTTAGATGACCATATAACAGATTTATCTGATGCATTTGTAGGTAATACTGTTGCTCTAAGCTGTTCAGTGCTTCCAATTTCAATGGATAATGTTGAATAATTCAAAGAAATACCACTAACAGCAACATAATCACTATATAAGGCTTCTCTTAATGCGCCGATGAGATTTGCAGAATTGCTACTTTTAAACATGACATTGGCAAAGCAGTTTAATAATGCGGTTTTAATCTGATTCGTTAAGCCGCCACCAGTTCCACCGCCTTCAATCTGCTCTTCAATATCACTTATTTTGCTCTTTAACTCAGAGATTTCCTGTCCGACTTTGGCTGAGTCGGCAGCTGCTCCCTGGACTGTGAGCGAGGTGTCAATCCTCGGTACAGTTGACTGATACTGCCCGCCTGAAGTCCACTGGTTTGTGGTGGTGTTGTAGAAATACCAGTTGCCGTTTGTATAGCCTGTTTCAGATCCGGCATACACATAAAGCAAAGAGGTGTCAGTCATATCCGCAGCTGTGTTTGCCACGTTCACTGTCGGGGAAATACCATCCTCAATGGTGATGACATGTTCGCCTACGGCATCGGTGATGGTGACTGTTGTAGTTCCACCTGTCTTGCTTGTTTCCACCGTAGGAGCAAAGCCTGGTTCGCCCTTTTCGGAATAAGCCCCGAAGTCAGTCCACATGCCATTCGCATAACAGTACCAATGACCCGTGGTATATCCTTCCTCGTTTCCGAGGTACAGGTAAATACCATTTGTGTCCGTCATGTCTGCACTGTTTACTACAGGCATCGGTGTGCCACCAGCTGTGCCATTGCGTACAGTGAAGGTAGATGTATATCCATTGGTCAGTGTGATCGTCCAGACATTAAGTCCACCAGGTTCTTCGCTTGTCTGAGTCTGCTCAACACTGGCTACACCTGTGCCGAAAATCTCGCTTAGTGTTACATCAATATAGTTATCTGCCATAGTTAGTCCTCATAAATGGTGTCAACCACTTTCTCTTTGCCGATGTCATTGGTTTCCCAAACCCCTTCCTTGCTCAAGGTAGATACCTGTCTTTTGACAGATCCCTTTGAAAAGGCAAGGGTCTGCGCTCTGGTTAAAGTCGCATATGCGCCATCAGAAGCAAGCTGGCAATCAAGATCAAGCTCGTTGACAACATTGCCGTCTTCATCATTCTGTTCAAAAGAAAGAACCACCCGCTCGATGCCAGCCATTGGCTTGCCGGTGATTCTCACAAGATATGTTGGTGTTGTTCCTCTTCGCATAAGTCACCCCACATATGCAATCTCATCAGTGGTAGTGAGGAAGTCCTGAATGGATGCAATTGCATCAAGAATTTCCTGTAACGCTTCGGGATCACCCACCGCACCGCTGATTGCCTGTACCTGTGTCTGCAAGGCATTGATGGCTGGAACAACCGTGTTGTTGATGTAATCCCTTGTCTGCTCATGAGGAGAGAACAGCTGCGATCTTGTTTCTTCCTCGCTTGCGGGATCTGTAAATGTGGATGCATCCTTAAATCCGTTTGCCGGTGTGAAAGCAAAGCTATCCATTATTTGACCTCCTTTACAACTGTGTACTTGAATTTGATTCCGCTCAGCGACATGTCACGGTTCAGTTCATGGTTCTCAAGCAATACTCCAAAGAGCATTACCTTCTTGATCGAACACTTCCGTGCGAATGTCTTAGCGTACTGCATGATGCCCCAACCGAAGGAAGTCCATGAGAATGCATCCCACAGGATAGCGGGAATCTCAATGTCCTCAGGATCAACCTCACCGGAAGGATCATCATCTGTAATGTATGTAATATGAATCTTTGTAGCTGTATCTCCACGCACTTCAAAGAATGCACTCTTGATTGTCTTCAGTGATTCAAATGCCTGGAAATCAAACAGCGGTGTCTGATAACAGGATGAGATCGCCCTGTCAGTAAAGTCATTCAGTGCATTGTTGAACGTGCAGACCTTATTGCCGGATACAAAGTATGCCTTGTTGGCAATTACAATACCGGCAGTTACATCCGCTTCATATCCAATGGCATCCCACTTGTACCATGCAGTAGCCTTTGCCATCTCATCAACTGAATACTTTGTAGTCTCTGAGAATGGAGCATTTGTATAATCCCACATGTATACCGTGCGACCTGTGAAGACAAGGTACTTGCCGTCATAATCAATAGCAATAGCATCCGCAAGATCAGCCTCTGCGAGAAGCCCGTTTTCACGCTCTCCACCGTTGATGTTTCTTGAGACAACACGTACATTGCGCTCGTCAAGAATCGCCGTAGAACAAAGCGTACAGATGCCGTAGGTGGAGTTTCCCCATGTCAGTCTGTTGTCGATGTACTCAATGGTCTTCGGCATGTCGCAGCCAATCTCATTGTTGACCGGCTGAGAGATCAGAAGCATTCTTTCTACATTGTTTGTGTCCTTGGAGAAGCTGTATGAAACACTGAACAGTTCTGTCGGCTTGAAGATGATCAGTACATTGTACTGAAGACCGAACCCTGTAATGTCATCCTCGGTAGATCCGATGGTCGCATAGTTCATTTCGGGGAAATATGAGGCATCGAATACATCCGAATAGTAATAGGTTGATTTGCCATTGCCCGCAAGGAAAAGATGGGAATTGTTATTGCCACCATAAGAAGCAGCGTATTTGCACTTCATGATGTTTTCCCTGTACTTCGGGTTGGTTACATATGCCGTGATAAATACATTATCTGTTCCGACTGCCGGTGCGGAAGCGAATGTGACTGTATAGTCTGTGCGGTTTACAGTGAAATGATTTCCTGTGCCTTCTGTCCATTCTGTGTCTCCGATCAGTACCTTTACAGGTGTGGTGTCCATCGGGATTACATTGTCATTCTCATCCTTCTGTTTCGGCAGATGGTAGACCGTGGATGATCCGTCACCGTTAAATCCGACCCTGAAGCCAGAGCCAAGGGAATTGTAATTGTAGTCAGTCACCTCACCGCCTGTTCCGTCCGGTTTGCTGACGATCAGAATATCGGGAATGTACGGCTCAACCTCTTTGCACTCCTCCCCGTCATACTGCAAATAAATATCTTCTGACAGGAAGTACAGAATCTTGTTAAATACAAAGAAGATGCCTTCATGGGTCAGTGTTCCGGTGTAGACCGACTGCCCAGCACCATTCACAATCTTGTAGATGCCGGATTCGTTCTGCACATACAGTTCACCATGGAACTTGCCGACTGACTTCACATTGTACTGAAGATCCGCATGAACTGCCTGTCCGTACCGCTTGCCGAAAATGCCGTTCTTATACATCATGTTCAGCATCTTAGGTGACTGTTTCACGGGTAACAGATAATCAAGATCCTGTATATTCAGCCCGCCCGATCCAGGATTGATAATGTTCAGCAGATTGTACTGTGCCGGTGCATGTGCCTTCTGAGGGATGATGGGCATTACCAGTTCACCTCATAGACATCAGTCATAGCAACTGCTCTGCCCTTCATATATGCCATGCGGGCATTCTGATAATCAGTGTTGAAGATGTCATACTTTGACAGATCATCGTCAATGAAGAACTTCGATGCAAGGCCATACGGAAGTACCTCCCTACAGATCCTGTCATGGTAAGGAAGTACATCCGTGTCTGCTGATACTGAAGGAATGTCATCAAGCGGAGTTTCACCTTCCGCACGGAGCATCATATTCTCAATGTCAAAATTCTCTGACAAGAGAACATTGATCCACGGGATATAGTAATTGTCATAATCCCTTGATGTCGCTTTTTCAAACATCATTGCCTTTGTCAGTTCATATAATTCTTTAACTGTCATAATGTTCTCCTCTCAGAGAGCCTTGACAGGCTCTCAAAATTATTAAGATGAAGCTTTTGCCTTCAGAACACCCTGTACAGCGAATGTACCTGCGCCTTCCGGATGGGAAGAATCGTAGGTTGTGCTGTTGACCAGAGTCTTCAGAGCGAATGCGTCACCGTAGTAACGGCCTTCGATCAGTGTGCCGGAGATACCCGCAACATCATTTCTGATGAAGAGTTCAGAAATCTTTGTCGGCGCAAGAACCTTGCTCTTGTGTGTAAACAGAGCGAAGCATCCTGTCGGCAGATAGGAGTCCGGAACCTCGATCAGTCTCCAGCCCATGCACTTACCGACTTCACCACGAACGAGATGCTTTTCACCGAGCTTCTCGACAGAGATGAATTCCGGATTGAGCAGGAGCTTGGAGTATGTTGCCGATGTCGGGATATATGCAATTGCGCCTTCATCCATCGGGATGTTGGTGTTGACGAACTGCGCACGTGCATCTGCGAACATATCAACAACATTTGCCTTTGTCGGAGCAGCAGCTGTCAGAGCGGTACCGGCTGTGTACCATGCATTGAGCGCATACTTATCGAAGAACGGAACAACCTGTTCACCGACCTGCTGTTTTACAACTGCGCCTGTGCGCTTTGCAAGAGCCTGGTCTTTGAAGTTGCCCTTGTCGATGGTCATTGCGAAGGACTTGTCCTGAGACAGAACGAGAGTCTGAATGTCATCCTGGAGTTCTGTCGGCTGACCATATCTCCATACACCGGAACGCTGGTAGTCACCCAGAGGCTGAGTAACAACAGAGTAGATGTGAATGGAACGGACACCCTCAAAAGAGAAGTCATTGTTTACGTTGGACTGAATAACGGACTTTCTGAGGAAAGCCTGATTCAGCTGATCGGAATATTTTGCGGCTAAGTTAATTCCCTGTGCCATGTTTGTGTCTCCTTAAATTTAACCAAGTAATCCTTCAAGGAATGGATCAGTCTTGTCCGAACCGGAGTTGTCAGATACCTTCCCAACAGAGTTGTTCTTGTTCTTTACGTTGGTGTCATGATTGGAAAGGCGATTGCGGAGCTGCTGATTCTCATAAGACAGATATGCTTCCATCAGCGGAGTACCGGCATTAATGTCATCGATGACATCGGCGGGGAGCTTCTCAATGTCAACGTCCGGAAATCTCGCAGTGAAAGCCTGTACTTCTGCAATCAGCTTGTTCTGCTCTGCCTGTTCGCTTGCTTTCGCAGCTTCGGCATCCTGTTTAGCGATGTCGGCAAGCCGGTTCTTATAAACCTCGTTGGCATACGCAGTAGCAACTTCGTCTGATGCATCCTGGTGTTGGGACTTGAACTCTTTAGCAATCTGCTGAATGTTCATTGTGTCCTGGAACTGAGCCATTCTGTTTGCGTAGTCCTCCACAGACATTCCCGCTTTCTTGGCATTGCTCTCAAGAACCTTGAGTACAGGGTTGTTCAGAGCCTGCTGTAACTTTTCGTTGATCTTGTCATAGTTCATACCCTTCTGTGCAAGTGTGGTGGCCTGTTCACGGTTGAGTGTCTGATTCTGACCGTTATAACGAATGTCGAGCGCAAAATCGTCTGCTTCAGGTGTAGTAGTGGTGTCTTCGGTTTCTGAGGTTTCAGATTCAACTTCTTCGCTCTCGTCAGAGGAATCATTGATTTCTTCAATCTCAAAGCTGTCATCATCGAATGACTGGTTTGTCATCTCTTCTGGCATTTGATCTCCTGTGCGCTATGGTTGGCGCATATAAAAAGTCGGATCACTCCGACTCTTTAGACTTTGGTTTGCCTACTGTTGTTCCGCATGACGGACACTGGAAGTAGTAGACATTCTTCCCGTCCGTCTTTCTTACCATCACCTTATGGCATTTGGGGCATTTCATGCGTTACCTCCATAAAATTCTTTGGATGCTGCATATACATCCTGTAACTGCTGATTACCGGCTTCATTCACCGGCGCACGGTTGTCCTCACCATCCTGCATACCGACTGTTACATTCGGATCTGCGGGATTTGTGGGTACCGGCTGAGCCATCATGGCCTGTGCCATCTGCATTGCTTCCTGTTCAGCCTTGATCTCCTCGATGATCTTCCGCTTATTCGGAATGTACTTATCAGGGATGCCCTCAAGGTAGGTAACAGGGTTGGTGATGATGCCCTTCTCAAAGAGTGAATCCATGGTCTGAACCTGGGTGGTCTCACTCCAGTAAGAGGAAGCACCGATCTCAACATCAATGTCATAGTTCATGTTATGAAGAACACCGAAGTTGACTGTCATTGCAGATGCATACTGAACCTCACCTGTGATCGGATCTTGTCCTTCAACAAGGCCCAGGGTCTTTGCCTGTTCCTCTGTGATCCGCACTTCACGGATGCCGTAGGAGCAAGCCATAACATCAACGATGGATCTTACGATGTCCTCATAGAACTGATAGTAGTCAAGTTTCTGAATCTCAAGCGGTACGGATGATGCTTGCTGAACTGCAACGATAGCAGAGGTGTTGTTAGGATTTGAAATGTTACCTAACGCAGCATCCGAAGCACCGAGGAAGTCCTTTGTATAGGAAATTGTTGAATCAACAAGCTGAATAATCTGATTGGAAAAGTCCGGTGCCTTGATCGCATCGAGCATCTTGCCAGCCATGTCCATATTTGGAAGTGCAACGGCTTTTGTGACATCGTTTGAGAGCTTGCCGAGCTTGTTCTGATCATAGAAGATCTTCGGGAAACCCATATTTGTCATGTAAACCATGCACATGGCATAAATCTTATTGATAAAAATCTGATTTGGAATAAGACCGGTGATGGGTGAGCGACCGTGATAGGAGTTTTTCACATGTTCCCATGTCATATAGGCGATAGGATAGTTCACATAACCCATATCAACAGGTTCTCTGAGTGTCACATCCCTTGTCACCTTGGTCATATGGACAGAGGTGCGGGTTCTTTTGATCTTCTGCTTGGTGATCGGGTCGAATCCAACCTCAATTTCCTTCTTTTCCTTCCAGAATTTAGTGATAACCGTGGTAAGTTCATCCGCAGATTTGGTCACAAGAGACATCGTTTCACTGTCGGGAGTGATTCTGCGGGCATCTTCGTCCGAAACACCCATGGATTTCGCCATATCCTTGACCTGATCGGTGAATAAACGCTGAACAATGAGGATATACGGCTGAGATTGGGTATCATCGGAGTACGGATTTCCGAACATCACGTTGGTGTTATCGATAATTTCAAGTTCGATGTCACCTTTTGCATCCTGGTTCGTTTCAATGTCGGGATTGAAATTGACGAACATACAGGTATCACCGTCAACGGCGCAGTTTTTGATATTTGTTCTGCATTTTGTGTTGGCTTTCGTGCGCTCAAGAACCGCTTCAACCTGTTTTGAGATAACATCGGCAATCGCCTTGTTTGTATCGGTGGCATGGAACGGAACGACATTCACACCAACATCGTCAGAAACGATCATGGCTGCGAAATAGGATGTGACACGCTTGATGATATTGAATACCGGCTTTGTCAGATCGGGAGCATTCACTCCTCTCCACTGATCGCCCAGGTAGAAACTCTGATTCTTCTCGACAGTATCATAGAGACCGTGAGAGGAATTGAAGGATCTGCCCTTTTCGTATTCATCGTAGATTTCAGATGGACTGGTCTTTATTTTCATTTCCACCTCCGGTAAAACTCAGAACTGCGAGTACCTGTCTGATCGCATCTGTCTCATCTTCTGAAAGAGTCTTGCCTTTTGCAGAGTCCTTGCCGAAGTAATACCCGGCGAAGAAGCAGATAAACGCAACAAACAGTGTGACAATATAGAACATATTACCCTCCATAGTTAATAAAACTCATCTCCTCACTTGAGATAACGCTGTAGTCATCGTCATCATCGAAGTAAGTATTGGACTGCGCTTGTGGAAGAACGAAAAATGTAATTGCAGCAGCCATGATACAGTCATCATGCGCTCCTGAAGAGGCTTCGGGCTTTCCGGTTTTTTCGTTCTTCACAAACGACAGCATCTCTCTCAAAAGGTCAGAAGAATTGAGGAGATTGATATGCTCGGAAACTACTTCCTTCAACATGTCTATGATCAACGGTCTTGTGAGAGATGTGGTTCTGAAGCCGAATTTTTTCTGTGTGCGGGAGGTGTAAGTGTCCACAGTCTCTCTTACATACATGTTGTAGTAGCCCATTTCCTGTAGCTTCATAGTCGGATAAGAGGAGAAATTGGTTTCCGGTGCGATCATTGCATAGTTGTAGTAATGACCGAGCCAATACAGCTGCTTAACAAACAGATTCTCATCTGTCTCAGCACGGTACTGAGCAACCAGTTTTCCTCCGTCTGTCTTATCTGCCACATAAGCGACAAAATAGTCAGATCCTTCACCGGCGGTATCTGCGCCGATAGCATAAGCATGGGTAGGATCAGGCAGTTCCCAGATCTTGGTATAGCCTTTTGTTTCCTCGTAGAAGTTGCCTAACTCAGAGAATGTTCCCTGGGCTATGGGAGAAGGCACCTTCTCAAGTCTTGCCATAACCTTCTGAAGATCGAAAACCGGCGAACCGGACATGATAAATGCTTCTTCGGGAGTGGAGGGATACTCCTGTCTGAACTTATCAAGGTCATTTCCGCAGAGGTTTCGTATGGCATATCTGCGCCACATGAGCTGTTCATCATCGAGATGGAACTTCTCTTTGATCGCAAGCTCATCTTCAGTAAAGGATTCTCCATGGTAAGGAAGGCGATACTCCTCCATTTCGTACCACGGAATAAAAAGCGGGATGAAATCACTTTCTCCCGACACTGCCTGATCCCACAGGTTTTTAAAATAGTTATATCCGTTTGCAGTACTCTCGATTACCAGCATCGAAAAACCGTGCTGAGGAAGAGTCTGCAATAGACCGGTAAGCTGATCCTGTACTGTCTGTCCATCCTGTTCTTCCCAGAATGCAAGCTCAGACAGGTGCATATAGTTAAAAGTCTGAGATCGACCGACACCGCCCTGTCCGGCAGTAGCCACACGGATAGAGCTTCTTAAGCCCTTCATATCATCGGGCGGGTCTTTGGCGGGATTCTCAAACCGCAGCTCCTTGGCATTGGAGTACTTCATCATGGGCTTGAGGCCTTTTGGAAGGTTGTCATAGTACCTCTTTGCCATGTTATAGATATGAGTACTTGAGTCAGAAGTATGGGCAACAATCAGCGCATTTCTGAAGTAATTAGTCATGCATAAAGCAGACATAACACCTTCGGTTGCCGTTGAGATACCTAACTGTCTTGCCTTAAGCACAATGCACTTGAACGGCACATCACGGTCATAGCAATCCGCAAAAAGATCATAAAAACGGTTCTGCGCATAATTCATTTTCAGAGTTACAAGCTCACCGTTCTTTGTCTGTATCTTCAGATAACTTTCAATGTACTGTTTCAGAGTAATATCAACATCACTCATTTGGCTTTCATCTTCCCGTCTTTGAGAAGCTGCTCGACAGACATCTGTCCATCTACCGCCATCTCGATCTTCGCAGTATCACTCCAGCCCATGTTCTTCAAAGCAAATATTGCTCCGGTAGGCTGTGAGGTCATGAGTCTCTGCTCATACTGCTCCTGCATCTTAGCCTGTGCATATTCGATTGCATCCTTATACTCCGGATCTTTCTTGAGAGATCTATATTTCCTCTCACTCACACCCAGGAATAAGTACAATCCCGCAAATGTATACGGCCCTTCCTGATCAAAATACCGATGCACTTTATTCTCAAACTTTGCCGGTTTTAGATCGAGATTGAACATCTTTTCTCTTCTTGGCATCGTATCCTCCTATCAAGTCCTTCGCAGTCTGCTCATCAACACGCATAACCGTGCCGGAAACAAACCGCACCGCATAGTCTTTGCGCATCTCAGCCACAAACTCTATATTGTCCTCATTTATCCAGTACACTGTACCTTCACTGATTATCTTCTTCATACTTTTCTACTTCGCATAATATTATTATTTTCGCTAATATCATATTGGATACAATTTAATTTTGTGACTCAAACAAGGAACTCCTGACCCCATACCCCCAAAAAGACCTATGCACACCGTAGCAGGAGGTAGCAGGAAATTTGATAAAACCCCGTGTTTTTCGCATCTCGATTGCTCAGCAGTGCAGGAGATAGCAGGAAAAACGCACGGGGAAGAGACTATTTATCTCTGGGAAAGAATTATTTATCTCTGGGAAAGAAACCAAACAACAACACTATATATAGTTTCTATACGCACGGGGGCAAAAAGAGGCTGCGGGGGTCTGCCCTGGGTGCGCCTCGCCTCGGTGTGTGCTGGGCTGTGCTCCTCCTCCGGTGGGCTGCGCCTCGAGGCCTGCCGGGTCGCCATCCGGATGCCATCGGGGAAGGGGATAAAAGGGGATAGGGTAACTGAAATATATCGTAAATGTTATGATTGAAATCTCAAAAGTATCGATAATTACTGGATATTTGAATGCTACTCTAATAGTTATCTACCAATTTCTACCAGAGTAGATACGTTATGTACATAGTCGACTGCTATTGTAGTCAATCGATAGTGTGTCAGGTTTCGATTTCGGGCCGTCGGCGGTTCTTCCGGTCGCTTTTTTCGGGAAGTCTCTGCAGACGGTTTTAT